ACTCTTTCCCTACACGACGCTCTTCCGATCTAACCGTAGAGCAATGGGATATGATGTATGACTAGAATACGTTGTAACAGGGATAGATGCCTTAATAATAAATATGGCATCTGTACTGCAGATACAATTGAATATGAAGGAATATGTCAAAGCTACATTACAACTAATGATGCAAGAAAAACAAATTGTGGAGTATGCAGAAGAACACATGGGAAGTTAAAGCGTAATAGCAATATGGTATTGAAATAGAGGTGATGCAATGCTAAAAGCATGTAGCTATTGTGGAGGAATACATGAAGGAGAATGTCCACATAAACCAAAGCGCAACTACAAGCAGGAGCATGCAAATGCATCTGATAGCAGAAAGAAAGAACGGAAGTTCAGAAGCAGTGTTGAATGGCAAGACTGCAGAAGAAATATATTAGATCGTGATAAACATTTATGTAGACTATGCTTGCACGAAGATAATTATATTAGTGTAGGGCAACGCTTAGATGTACATCATATTGAGCCATTACATAAAGCGTGGAAGAAGCGTACTGATGAAAAGAACTTGATTACATTATGCAAGATGCATCACCACAAAGCGGACCATGGAGAATATAAGAGGGAGTACTTAAAAAAAATAATTAGTACCCCCCCTACCATAAAATAATTTTTTTCAAAAAAAGTCCAAGACCGTACTGCTCACCACAATTTACACAATTTTCCCTAATGGGACATGCGTGCGTACGTGAATATATATTTATTTATATAGCAAGTATTCTATAAAGTTATAGCACAGAGGAAAGGAGGTAGACATATGAGAAAAGCAGTATCAGCAAGGACTACAAAGAAACATCTAACCAAAGCGGAAAAAGAAAAACGTATGGCGGTTGAAAATGCATTTACAGATGATGCGGTGATTGAGCCACCAAGCTATTTAACTAAGACACAGTTAGAGGCTTTCAATTTTATTGTTGATGCATTAAGGCAAGCAAAAGTGTTAAGCCGTTTGGATACACAAACAATTATTCAAGCGTGTGTAGCAGTTGATATGCTGAACACTTCAAATAAAAAAGTAGCAAGGAAACCAAGCCTTGCTATTGATAGAGAATTTGTAGGCACACAAGAGAAGTTGGTGCGTACATATTTGAAATTGTGCGATGAATTATGCCTATCACCTCAATCACGTGCGAAACTAGGTGTATTAGTAGCTAATCAAAAGGAAGAAGAAACAGATCCTTTACTAAATGTGCTGCAAGGGGGTGGAATGACTGGATAAGAAACATCCTGCTTTTAAATACGCAATGGCAGTAGCAGAAAGTAAGATAAATGCTCCAAAGTTTGTAAAATTACAGATAAAAGAGTTCCTATCTATTGCAAATAACAAGGATAGTCGCTATAAAATAGATGAAAACAAGGTGCGAACCATTGGCGAATTGCTGAAATTATTGATTATGCCTAAAGGATTAAAGGCTAATGCAACAGTGTATGATGCCATGGCTGGCTTTCAGTGGTTGTTTATTATTGCGATTATGTGTACAGTTGAGCGTGATAATCCAGATAAAAGACGATATGAAAATGCAATATTGGAAATTTGTAGAAAGAACGGCAAAACATTTATGATTGCGGTTCTTTTTATTTTGCTTTTCTTTATTGAACCTAAGTTTTCTAAGTTCTATTCAGTCGCTCCAGATGGTTCATTATCACGTGAAATCAAAACGGCTATTGAAGAAATATTGCGTAGTAGTCCTGCTATGCTTGGCAAGATGAACGGAAAGGAAAAGTTCAAAATGTTGCGTGATTATATCCATTGCAACATTACAGAGAACAGATACATACCTCTTAACTACTCAACAGGGCGGTTAGATGGCAAGTTACCTAGTGTATTCCTAGTAGATGAAACAGGTGCATTGCCTAATACATACGCTATTGAGGCTATGAGGTCAGGGCAATTGACGATACTCAATAAGCTAGGGTTCATCATTTCAACTAAATATCCTACGCTAAACAATCCATTTGAAGATGAAGTGGACTATGCAAAGCGTGTATTGAATGGTGCAGTAGATGATGATAAGGTATTTGCCTTATTATATGAGCCAGATGATACAAAAGGATGGGCAACGAATGATGAAGTACTAGAACAAAGTAATCCATTAGCTATTGAAGTAACAGAAATCATGGAAGATTTGAAAGCTAAACGGCAAGTGGCTATTGAGATTGAAAGTAAGCGTGAAAACTTTATCACGAAACACTGCAATATCATATATAGCGGTGCTGGTAGTGAAAGTTTTGTAAACATTGCTGATTTACAAAAAGGTGCAGTAGATCATATCGATTGGAATGGCCGTGAAGTATTCCTAGGAGTTGACTTGGCTATGACAACAGATAACTGTGCTGTATCAATGGTGGCCTATGACGAGGATGAAGGGCAAGTATTATTACAATCGGTTGCCTTTATTCCAGAAGATAGGATAGATGAGAAATCTAAACTTGAACGCATTCCATATCGTGATTTTATCAATGCAGGTAACTGTATACCATGTGGCAATCGTACTGGAGATTATGGAGCAATAGAACGCTACATAATGGAGATTGAAAGCAAGTATGGAGTGACAGTAATGGGTATTGGCTACGATAGATACAATGCACTATCAACTGCACAAAAATTAGAAGATGCTGGATATACCATGGTTGAAATTAAGCAACATTCTAGTGTGTTACATCCTGCTACTAAATGGGTAGCAGAATTAGTAGCAGAAGGTAATTTGTTATATGACAAAAGAAATAAATTGCTTGAAATTAACTTTGAAAACTCACGATGTGTGTACGATACTAACATGAATAGGTATGTAAACAAGAAAAAATCGAGGGGCAAGGTTGATATGGTAGTAGCTGGTATCAATGCAATGTACTTATTGCATCAAAATTATATGCTTAATAGTACCCTTGATTGGGTAGTGCAAATGTAGAAAGGGGGTGAAATATTGGGATTAATTAAAAATATCTTTGGTTTAGAGGTCAGAGAAGAAGCCGTAGTGAATGAAAATTCATTCATTGATACGGCTGATGATGTAGATTTAGGACTTCCTAGCTTTGATGCATCAACAAGAGTAACTAGACAACAAGCGTTAAGCGTGCCAGCGGTAGCGAGTGCGTTATTTTTGATTAGTGGTATTATTGCTGGTATTCCTATCAAGTTATACAGACGAGATGGAAATACTATTACAGAAATCACAGGTGATGAACGCACAAAGCTATTGAACATTGAAACAAATTCAACACTAGGTGCATTTGAAACAAAGCAAGCTATGATTAATGATCTAATCATGGAAGGTGCTTGTTATTGTTACATCGGAAAAGATGGGAATAACGCTACATCACTACAATACTTGCCTAAATATCGTGTAAGCGTGCTTGATAACGGCAAACTAATTGATAGGACTGTACTATTTTTAGTAGATGGTAGCTACTACGATAACTTTAATATCATGCGTGCGGTTAGAAATAGTAACGATGGGGTGCATGGTAGAGGGTTATTAGACGATAACGCTACACAAATTTCTAGTATGTACAATGCGTTAGTGTATGAAAATGGTGTAATCAGTAAGGGTGTACGCAAAGGCTTCCTTAAATCTGAGGGAAGATTGACTGTAAAAGCACTTGAAGCACTTAAAAAAGCATGGCGAATGATGACGGCTAAGCTAGGTACTAGTGATGTAATTGTACTTAATAAGGGCATTACATTCGAAAGTGCTGATAGTACTGCCGTAGAAAACCAACTTAACGAAAGCAAACAAACAAATGCAGACTTAATTTATAAATTGTTTGGTTTTACTGACAAAACATTTACAGATGAAAAAGCATTTAATATTTTTGTTAAAACTACGATTATGCCAATCGTAAATTGCTTTGTTGAAGCTATCAATCGTTCGATGCTGCTTGAAATAGAAAAAGGGAACCTGTATTTTAGCTTAGATATGAATGATCTATTAAAAGCTGATATGCTTACACGCTTTAATGCATATAAGACTGCATTGGATAGCAACTGGATTAACGTGGATGAAATTCGCCAACGTGAAGATTTATCCCCTATGGGTATTGACTTCGTAAGTATGAATCTTGCGAATGTGTTCTATTATCCACAAACGAAGAAAGTGTATACACCAAATACTGGTGTGCTTGGTGATTTAACTACACTAAAATCAATGAAAGGGGGTGAAAATAATGAAAATTGAAGTCCGTAATGGTGCAGTTACGATTGAGGGTTATGTAAATGTTACAGAGCGTTTAAGTAAGCCTATTCGTGATGTAAGGGGTAATTTTTTAGAAAAAGTACAAAGTGGTGCGTTCAATTCTGCATTACAACGCAATAATAATGTAGAGTTACGCTTCAATCACCGCAGAAAATTAGGTGACCAACAAGACGGCTCGCTTGAATTAAGAGAAGATAGTATTGGCTTATACGCAAAAGCTATTGTATCTGATGCGGAAGTTGTACAACTTGCAGAAAATAGACAACTTAAAGGCTGGTCTTTTGGCTTTAGAAAACTAGAAGATGAGTGGGATAAACAGGAGAATATGCCTGAAATTCGCACGCTTAAAGCTATTGATGTAAGTGAAGTTAGTATTTTATCTGTGAACCCAGCATATATTGCAACATCTATCAATGTACGAGCAGATGAAGGGGAAGATTTACTTGAGTGTAGATCTAATGAAACTGCAACAGGTGCATTGGAATATGATATTGAAGAACGTAAGACTGATGATGATGAAGAAACCAGCAATCAGAAATATCATGACATTTTAAACAAATTAAATGCTTAGCATCCACCATATGTGGGTGCTTTTTTAATGCGAAGAAAAGAGGATAGCATGAATTTTAAAAAACTTATTGAAAAACGTAATGGTTTAGTTGAAGAAATGAACAATCTTGTTAAAGTAGCGGATGAAGAAACTCGTGCATTGAACGAAGAAGAAACATCCAAATTTGAAGAACTTCGTCAAGAAGTAGCTGGTATCGACCGCACATTGGAACTTGCAAAAGAAGAACGGTCCATGATGTCTGTATCTAACGAAGAAGAACCTGTTAAAGCTGATGAAAAAGCATTGGCAATGGCCGAAGAACGTGCATTTGCTAATTTCTTGCGTACAGGTGAAACAAACTACGCTGATGTAGAAACTCGTGCGGATGTAAATCTTTCCAAAGGTGATAATGGTGTAGTTATTCCTTCCACTATCGCAAGCCGTATCATCTCCACAGTAAAAAACATCGCACCAATCATTCAAAATTCTGATTTCTACGATGTAAAAGGTGATTTGGTATTTGCAGTTGAAGATGAATCTACATCCAAAACTACTTGTGCATACGTTGGTGAGTTCCAAGAACTTGAATCTACAAGCGGTAAATTCAAATCCGTTACATTAAAAGGCAATGTAGTTGGCGTATTGACTAAAGTATCTAAATCCTTAATTAATAACGCTGGCTTTGACATTGTTAACTACGTTGTAACTAAAGTAGCAGAAGCTATTGTAGTATTCCTAGAAAATGAAATGATTAATGGTAGTGCTAAAATTCAAGGTTTATTGCAAGCTAAAAATGTAGTAACTGCTGGTAGTGCAACTGCTATTACTGCAGATGATTTGATTGAACTTCAATTTAAAGTTCCGCAAGCATATCGTGGTAATGGTGTATTCATCATGAACCCAGAAACATTTAAAGCGTGTGCAAAATTGAAAAACGCACAAGGTGAATACTTGCTTAATAAAGACCTTACAAATGGTTATGGCTACACATTGTTAGGCCGTCCTGTTTATGAGTCTGACAATATGCCTAAAATGGCTACTAAAGCGAAAGTTGCAATCTATGCTGACCTTAAAGGTTATGCTACAAAAATCAGTGGTGAAAACTCTGAAATCTCTGTATTGCAAGAACGCTTCTATACTCAATACGCAGTTGGTGTAGCTGGTTATGTTGAAGTTGACGGCAAAATCGTTGATGAACAACGCATTGCTACATTGGCGATGGCTTAATAGTCATGAAATACAAGGTGTTAGTTGGTTATAGTGGGGTAGTATCTGCCCCACTTGATAGCATTGTTGAGTATACAGATGAGGTAATCATCAATGATCTATTGCAAGCTGGTTACATCGAGCCTGTTAAACAAGCTAAAACCAAAAGCAAAAAGGCTGAAACAGAGGGGTAAACATGAAAGTTAGTGAGTTAAATCTTGATATTGTATCGAACTATATTCGTGTTGATGTTACGGCCGATACTAAACCTATCTTAGACATGGTATTATCTGCAGCAATTTCCTATTGTATGACATACATGGGCATAGCTGATAAGACTACACTTGACGATTATGAAGATATGCCTATTGCCGTATTGAGTTTATGCGGTGAATTTTACGATAATCGTACATTTACGGCCGTTGAAAATGCGGTGGTAAACCCTACGGCACAAGCTATCTTAGATAAGTATTCAATGAACTTATTATAGGTGAAATTATGTATAGAAAAGGTAGATTAAGCACTCTGTTACAACATCAAGCAGAAATTCACGCTAATAGAAAATCAACTACTATGAATGAATTAGGACAATATCCTATTGTTGATACAGTTATTGGCAATATGCATTGTGGTGTCATTCCACAGACTGGCGGTCTATTAAGTGGGAGAACGGCAGAAACCACACTTGCTAGAACTACACATAAGATTGTGTGTAGGTATCGCAACGATATTGAACCAGATATGTGGCTAATTATTGAGGGGCAGAAATATAGCATCTTGTATGTTATGGATCCATATCTTAATAAAGAGCGACTAGAAATATTTACAGAGGTTGTAATCTAATGGGTATTGATATTGAAGCAGAAGGTTTAAGTGAGTTTTCTCAAGAGTTGCTAGACTTAGCGACTAAAGACTTTCCGAGAGATACAAAGAACTTCTTGCAACGTGCTGGCAATAAGCTGAAAGCTAATGCCAAAAATAACTATAAAAGCGGTACTACGCAAGGCACTAAGAACCTTATTAAAGGCCTTAAACGTGATAAAGCGTATAAGTATGGTAAGGATGAGTGGCAAGTGCGTGTTAAAAATACAGCACCGCACGCATGGTTAGTTGAACATGGCCATGTAATGTTAGGTCATGCTGCACAAGGTAAACCTAAATTAATAGTTGGTAACACAGGGGAAGCCTTTGTTAGAGGGAAGAGTGTAATGGGTAAAACTGCAAAAGCCTTTCCGTCAGAATATCAAGGGTTAGCGGAAGAATTTATTGATAAGATGCTTAATGAAAAAGGTTTAGGCTAGTGATAACTGCAGTTGAAATAGTAAAAGCATTAACAGTAAAGTGCAGAGAATTGCTTCAATGTGATGTTAATGATAGAGATATTTCAGAGGGATTTACTAGACCGTCATTTTTTATTGAGGTAGTAGACTTCAACAATGAAGATATAGGCGAAATCCTAAGAGGTGATACGCTTAATATCTATATTTACTACTTTAATGAAAAGCGTGAGATTGGCTATCTTAACTTACTTAAAGCAAGAGAAAGCTTGCGTGAGATGTTAGCAATGCCTGTTAGCGTAGCTGATGGATTTAGTATAACTGCATCTGATATAGTCGAAACAATCAATAAGGCTGATATGTCATATATCATTAACTTTGATGTAACGATCTATCAAAACAGAC